CTTGCTCAAATCTGAAGCTATTAGGAAGCTTAAAGAGATAGATAACGGGATGGTAACTGTCAAAATAGAGGCGGGAAAAGTAGTATCAATCTCGGTGCAGAGAAACGACATGCAGTACAGGGAAGGATGAATGGAGGTAGGTTGCAATGGCTGATTTTGAATATTCTGTAACCAACTTGTTTGAGAGCGTATCTGACACAGATTCGTCTCTTTTAAGGATTAAGACTGGTTCCGCACCCCTAAAAGCCTTAATTTCTGTTTCCTCTGGTGGGCAAGCATTGATAGAGGTTGAAGAGGGAGCCACATTCTCAAGTGATGGCACTGATGTTAGTATATACAAACGTAATGAGAATAATGATATTACCCCATCTATGGATGCTTGGTACAACCCAACAGTTGACACATCAGGTACATCTGTAGCAGATGATTTTATTCCAGGCGGCGGACGGGGCGCTAGTAAGATAGGTGGCAAAGCAATGGGGGACACACTTATTTGGTCGAAAGACACAGAACAGCTTGTAAAGGTCACAAACACGAGTGGTTCAGAGGCAGACATTTTTGTAAAGGTTTTGATGAGTGAGATTAGTTGAGTAAGATAGAAAATCCCGACAGAAGATCAAAGTTTCGTAAAAGACATCCTAACGAGTATAAGAGAGAATACGAGGATGGCGAATAATTTATGCCAATACCTGAGCCAAAAGCGAATGAGGGTAAAAGCGAGTTTATTGAGAGATGCCTTGAATGGATGAACGAAAATAATGAAGGGGAAAATCAGGAAGAACGACAAGGTATCTGTTATTCACAATGGGAAGAAAGGGATGATTCTATGAGCAAAGAACTGAGAGTAGACCAGGCAGAGATCAAAGACTGGCGGTACGACGAGGAAAATGGAGTCCTCACGGCTGACGTATTAATGACGAAAAGCCAGGTTCTCCCCTACAAAGACGACGGCGAGGTGGTGCATGAATTACTACCTCCAGACGAACTAGCTAGGGACTCTTGGCTTGAGTCGATCAAGTCCAAGTCGGTTACTAACTTGCACCCCGAGGAAGAGGTAAATTATCAGAACATAGGTGACCATGCTAAAGGTTCCCTTCACAACGATGTGTGGACAGAAAGGGACGGAGAAACGGTAGAAGTATGGGCGACAGAGACTATTTATGATGAAGACCTTATACGTGATATCAGAGATGGGAAGAAAGAACAGGTATCTATTGGCAGATTTGTCAACGTAGTTGATGAGAGTGGCGAATTTGGAGGTGCTAAGTACGATAAAAAACAAACTGATTTTGAGCTCAACCATCTTGCACATGTACCCCAGGGAAGGGCTGGGCAAGATGTAAAAGTTAGACTGGACGGTGATCTAATTATGGCAGAGGTAGTAGAGGACGCCTCGACACCTAGTTATGATGGTACGGAAAACAAAGATTGGTCAGCCATAAAGAAAACTTTTACCGCTTTCAAGTCGGCACTAGGTCTCCCAGACGAATCGTGGGATGACCTTACTGCTAACCAGAGAGATGAGATACGTGAACACTTCATAGACCAATCGGGCGACAACTTTACTGCGCTGGGCTATCCAGTAGTGGACCCAGCCAGTAATAACCTTAACAGAAACGCTGTTGCCAACGCTAAAGCTAGAGCCTCACAAGAAGGTGCTAGTGACGTACTTAGCATAGCAAATCAGTTGTGGGATGAGCATTTCGCAGAAAACGAGGGCGATAGCAAGCCAGAACAAATTGCAATATCAGACGAGGTGAGAGATATGAAATTAACCATAGGCGACAAAGAATTAGAGTTGGGCGAAGGCCTGGAAGAAGAAGACGTAGAATCATTCCAGGACGAGATTGACGAAAGGCTTCACGATCTCAGAGAGAAGGATGACAGACTTGAAGAGCTAGAAGACGAGACTGACGACAAGGAACAGAAAATTGGCAAGCTCGAAGGCAGGTTAGACAGTCTGGAGGAAAAGATGGAAGAAGATGACGTAGAAGAGAAGATTGACCAGAAACTTGCTCTCGTGGACAAGGTACGAGAAGTTGTACCTGACTACAACTGGAGAGGCAAGTCTATCAAAGAAATTAAGGTTGACCTAACCAGGGCAATTTTTGACGGTGTAGACCTCGAAGGTAGGTCAGATGCTTACATTGACGGTAGGTTTGACGCTGCTATGGAAAAACTGGAAGAAAATGAGGGTAAGTCTATAACGATGAAGCCCGACGGAGATGACAGCGAAACGTCTAAGGTAGACGAGCTGAGAAAAGAACGGATCGAAAAGTTTAGAGGGTAGGTGATTGAATATGAGTATAACTAAGAAAGGAAAATTTGCTGGAAACCCCCAGAAGGCAGAGATGGATACGAGGTTCAAGGCCTCTGAAGACGGCACTGTTACCTTCGGCAAGGGTGTCGAATATACTGACGAGGACGAGGAGCTCAAAGAATATAGTGGGGGTTACTTTGCAGGTTTGGCTCTAGAGGCCAATGAAAAAATAGGTACGGACGACAGCAGGGACTATGATAAACACGACACTATGAAAGTCCTCAAAAAGGGAATTGCTTATGTAGAGCTTCAAGAGGACGTTAGCATACCAGATGACGGTCCTGGAGTCGGTGTAGATAGCTCTAGCTCTAACTTTGGCACGGAGAGCTCCTACGATGCTATTCCTGCGGAGTTTCTTGAAGGTGGAAGCACTGGAGACGAGGTAAGAGTGAGATTTAGCTTACCTGGTAAAGGTTCAACCTCTTAGGATAGGTGATTAATTATGAAACAGACACTAAATGATAGCATGTTGAACGATTCTATGTTACGCCCCGAAGATCTCATTGACCTTGATGAGACTCTTTATGCACCCAAAGAAGATGAGCTTGTAGGGAGGTCTATTCTACCTCTAAAGCAAGATATACCTGCTTGGGTCGAGAGTCATGAGTTCAAGAAATATGAGACTGAGGGAGAAGCTGGGACGGTATATCATATTGGGGACGACCTCAACAACGTCCATGTAGATGATTCCTCCCACTCCATAGATATCTTTGAGATAGCACTTAGCTACAATATTAGTAAGAAGGAACTTCAAGCTGCAAAGGCTACTGGGGTTCCGCTTGAAGATACTATGGTAAGGACGCTCAGGCGCAAAATGGCAGAGAAGGAAAATACAATTATCTTTGAGGGTGACGGCAGCCTTAGTGTGAACGGTCTTTGCGACTTTGGCTCTGAGTATAGTATGGGTGATTGGCAGACTGGCTCCAATGATGCCGATACTATATATGAGGACATTAACGGCATTGCCGTAGAAATGGAGTCCCAGACTGGTACCTGGAACGCCAGGACACTTGTAGTCTCTAAAGCGGCGGCTAAGAAAATGAGGACTAAGTTCTTTAGCTCTGATGCTGGTGGTGCTGGTAGGTCAGCGTGGGATGTTATAGAGAGCTCTGGTATGTTCGAGAATATATATATAACGGACTACTTGACCACTGGCGGTAGCGCAGGTAACGAGATGGAAGTCATGGTACTAGACAATTCTCCAGAAAACATGGCTCTTGTACTTCCACAAGACATGACGAGACTAGACCCCAGAGACGAGGGGCTTTATTACGAAGTTCCTGTCTGGGAACGCTTGGGTCAAGTGCTTGTCAGGTATGACTCTAGTTACAGCGAAGATAGCTACGACTCAATCATGTACGGTAATCCTACACTTAGCTAGGAGTTGAGATAAATGGCTTCAGCAACCGAGTCGGACGTTAGGGCTCAACTCCCTAACGACATAGAGGATCAGCCCAGTTCTGCAGAAATTTCAGATAAACTAGACGATGCTGCTAACAAGGTGGCTAAATACGAAGACTTGACTGATGCTGAAGTCAAGAAGGCTGAAAAATACTGGGCTGCCTACCTCTTATTAAGCTTGAAGTACCAGAAGCCTGTTAGTTCTAGCGAGGCTGGGGTGGATCAAGAATTCGAGCGTGATCCCGCCCAAAGACTTTTGGACAAATTTAACGAAGTTGTTGGTACCCACGTCATGCGAGTGGTCTAGATGAACTTGGAACACACTGTAGATATATATAAACGCACCAAAGAAGATGGCATCGGCTCTGGTGGGGATTACAACTGGGATACTGCTAGAGAAGAGGATGTTCCCGCCAGAGTCGTCAAAAGGGACAACTTACCAGAGGTGCGTGAGCAAATTGGAGGTCAAGTTGACGTACAGTATGAATGGATCTGTTTTGTACCAAAATATAATAACGGGACAGAACGAGGAATAGTCAAGTCGGATAAGGTGGCTTGGGACGAATGGGGCAGTGGAAAAGCAGAAATAACAGGAATCCTCGACAGCAACCTCCATTTCATACTAGCCTTACATCAACCAGAGGAGGTATAGTATGGCTCAACTAGGCTTTATACATACAGCTGGTGCCCTTGCTACCTTACCACAGGGTAAATCACGTGGTCGGGTTAGTCGTGGCAAGAACTACGTATGGGACGATAGAGGCTATAGAGCGTTCGCATATAGTCAGGCCAGAAAAATGGTAAATAATACTGCGGAGAGGGCTGCCGAGATAGCTAAGGACGGTATGAAAGACTTGGGTGGAGCACACGCTCCTCCAGGAGGGTATCCCGCAATCCAATCTGGCAACCTACAGAACGCAATAGACCACGAATTGATGGAAGAAACTAGATATTATATTAAGGCTAGGTTTGGTGTTTTTGGGGACGTTGCCAAAAGGTCGCAGGCAGATTTTGCAGAAGATTACGATGATACCACACCTGTTGGGCAATACGCCTATACACTGGCTGCTGGGCGAGGAGATGGGAAACAGTGGCCTTGGGTACAAAAGACAATTAATGACATAGCTGAAGAGGGCTGGGTAGATGTAGAGGCAGTTGGTGGCAGGATGATAAGTTCAGAAGTTGCCATATCTGAGTCGCTACTGGAAGGTGGCTTTGAACTATGAAGTTCAGACTATCATTAGCGAAGGCAATTATAAACGAACTGCTTGACGACACAGACCTTATGAATCTGGTCAATGGTGTCTACCTAGTAGAGGCAGATGACGATGCTAGTGAGCCCTACTTAGTCTATAAACAGATTACCGATGGCGACAAGAACTACGCCTTCGATAGCAACAGTGCTGTTACATCTAGACCTATGGTACAGATAAACCTATGGGACGGTAGTTCTCCCGCTTCTGGTACTTCAGAAGAAGTTTTAGATGAGTTAGATAGAGTGTTAGATCAAACTAAAATAGAGAGAAACGATTTGGAGTTCACCTGTTTCAATACAGGATCAATGGACAGAGATTTTCAAAATGATTCTGGCTTGTGGCGAAGCTGGATCAGATATAGCTTACAAACAAGAGGTGTTTGATTATGGCTACTCCTACGTCTTTAAGCGGAGAAGGGTATTTTGCTACTGATCAAGATGGAAGTGTTACAGTTGTGGGGCTTATAGAGTCCTTTGACATTTCCAAAAGTATGGACGAACAAGAAATTACCGCCTTTAAAGAGGGTGGTGTAGAAGCTCGTGATTATGAACCTGGTCTTTACGACTGGACGGCAGATGTTTCAGGGTTCCTTGACATGTCTGACAGTGAACAGACTGGTATAGAAGATGCACTTGATGCTGGCACTAAAGTCACAGGATACTTTCATGCTAACGAAACTGGCGACTACTATCACGGAGAAATGTTCTTCACTTCTGAGGACATTTCAAGTCCTGTCGATGGTGTTGCTGACGTTTCCTTCAGTGGAAGGGGCAAGGGTAAACTGAGTAGAGTGACTTCCAGTTAGGAGCTGATACTTTGAAGGTCTTATTTGCTACATCTTCACACAGGGATTTACAGAATCCCAAGCATGGTGCTGAAAGGCAGTTATACGGTCAGGCTAGGGCACTTAGTGAGCGGGGGCACGATGTAGAGGTCGATAACATAAATTGGAACGCTCCTGATATCAAAGATTTTGACATCATACAAATGGTCAACTCTAACGGTCCCAATGGATCTCACCAGTCCCTAGCCAACCATGCCATAGATAAGGGGGTGCCAGTTGTGAGTACACCTACATTCTGGCCCCCCAATGATATTATTGACCAGAGTGATGAACAGCAAAAGCAACAAATAGACCTACACATAAAGACTTTGCTTCCTTGGCTGAGTGCCTCCACACACCTTACACCAAATGCAGATGTGGAAGCGGACAAACTCAAGGGCTTCCTAGATACATTTAATTATACTGTCATAAGGAACGCTGTAGACAAGCAAGAGATAGCTGAGGTCCAAAAGAACGAAGTGGGTGCCCCTGACGAGTGGGGAGACTATGTATTGTGTGTAGGTAGAATGGAGCCACGAAAAAATCAGTGGAGACTAATCCATGCAATGCAGGCGTTATGGCAGGATGACGTAGACGCTAAATTGGTGATGATTGGGAAGGCTAATAGAGATTATTTAAGAAAGTTCTCATCCTCTATTGAAAGATACGAGGATCGTGTTGTTATAGATCCACAAATAAAGGACCCAAAGACAGTATTAAATGCTATTAAAAATGCACGTGTGTTAGCAATGCCCTCTCTATTAGAGACACCTGGGCTTGTTGCTCTAGAAGCTGCTGCACTTGGGACCTCACTCGCTATAACGGGGAAAGGAAGCACAAAAGAATATTTCAATGGTTACGCTCATTATTGCGACCCTACTAGAGTAGATTCTATTGGATACGCAGTAAGAGACGCTTGGAAAGAGAATGGGTTTGAAGAGAGCGAGAGATTTATAGAGAAGTATAATTACGAGAACGAGGCAGAGAAACTTGAATCACTATACCAAAACATCTTAGGAGGATGATACAGTGAAACTTTCGCAGATGGCAGACCAAGTAGAACGAGATAGTATCACTATTGAATTTGAATTTGAAGAAGGGACTAAGGAATTTGAGCTTGAACCACTCACTAAATTAGAATGGGCTAACATACAGAAAGAACTCAATAAGGACGTATGGCGTAAGGTACTGGAAGTATCTGCTGACCTTAGAGAGGCTTCCGATGAAGAGCGTGGACAGGCAATGGTTAGCCTTATGGGGGAACTAGATGAAGAGGTACAGGTGGAGATGTGGTATCAAAAGTTGAAGAAGAAAGACCCTGACATTGATAGGGGGCAGGTAGATAACATTATAACTTATGCTATAAAAGACCAGGAGCAATATTTTAGAGGACTTTTCTACATGTTCCAGGGTGTCGATGTACAAGAGGCTAGAGAAGAATTAGAGGATACTGGTGGTTCGGGAAACCAAAACGAAGCCTCAGAGGAAGAACAGTCAACTGGAACGGGATAGAAGTTCTACTTGGTAAGCATTATTCGCTGAAACCAACAGATATCAACCAGATGGGTTGGGGGCGTATATACAACATGGTACAAGGTTCACTCATGTTTGAAAGGCAGCGATATCAGGTCAACCGCCCCCAGCTTGGCGGTAAGGACGCTGCTAAGAAATGGCGTAATACTACTGACAAACAAATACAGTCTTTATTCGAGATGTGTTTTCCGATGACAAAGGAAGGGCGCAATAAGATAGAGGAACACAAGAAGTCGAAAGCACAGAGACGTAAAGAAAGGTTGCGTGAGATACGTAATAGTTAGAGGGGGTATGTATTGACTAAGTGGACCGAGGACGAGGTAGAGTTTTTGAAGGAAAATGCATCTACGATGTCTTCTAATGACATTGCAGATGAGTTGGGAAGAACGCAATCATCTGTTAAGCACTATGCCAGAAGACACGATATTTCTCTAGAGAAACCACACTCTGTTTATTCCGATAAAATAAGCAAATCAAAAAGAAAATATGATTTTGACGAAGACTTCTTCAGCAGGAATAATAGTGCTGCATATTACTGGGCTGGTGCGTTAGAGGCAGATGGTTGTGTCAGAGAGCGGGGTCCAAATAGTCACACAATAGATATGAGGATAAGTAAGAAAGATAGGTCGTGGCTAGAACAGTTCAGAGAGGCATTACAAGCTGGACACCCGATCAGGAAAGATAGGGATTTTGTAAGTTTTAAGGTTCACTCTAATAGAATGTTTGAGGACTTAGAAGATCTCGGTATAGTTCCTCGTAAGACCTATAAAAATATAACCCCAGATATACCCGACCAATATGTATATGATTATATTCGTGGAATATTTGATGGCGATGGCACAATTTGTAAGAAGGCATCGAAAAAGTGGGATGCATATAAGGTGGGGTTGGTGAATAGCGAGGCTGTGTGTAAGTGGATAGACAAAAAGTTGGACTTTTCTTGCTCACTATATCCAGACAACCAATCAGTAGCTTGGCGATTGGAAACAGCAGATAGGGAAAATATCAAGAAGTTTGCTGTACTTATATATGACGGTGCAGAATATTATATGAAGAGAAAGCACCAGAGGTTTATAGATTACGGTATGATGGGAGTGTGATCCCCTATGGGCGTAGGACAGGGCGCGGCTCTCGGTGCAGCGTTTGGCGAACTTACAGTTAAGAAACAAGGTTTCGATCGTGACCTTGATGATGCTGAAAGAAAGTTTTCTCGCACCGCCTCAAGTCTAGAAAGAAGGGCAGACAAGCTTGCCAAAAACATGAGGTCTGCTTGGAACAACATGGCTATGGCAACCGCTGCTATGGGGGCTGCTATGGGGGCTGCCACCAAGATGGCTGCTGATTTAGAGAACGCCATGGCAGATGTGCAAAAAGTTACAAGTGCAAAAACTATGGAAGCCATGAAGGGCGAAATCATGGACATGGCCAACACCATCCCTATGGCAACCGACGGACTAGCCAAGATAGCTACGGAGGCTGGTCGTGCTGGTATTCAGGGTGCAGAGGCACTAAGTAGGTTTACAGAGGTCACGGCCCAGCTAGGCACTGCAACTGTCGTAACGGCTGAAAGGGCTGCAAAAAGCTTGGCCAAGGTTATGCAGTGGATGGACATTCCAGGGAAATATGCTAGGAATGTTGGTGCTGCAATTAACAAACTTTCCAACAATATGGTTGCTAATACGGACGAGATAATGAGGACGCTAGGTAAGACAGCCCAACAATTCCAGTTAATGGGAGCAGCCAGATCTACAACCCTAGCCTTGTCAGCATCTGTATCAGCTCTAGCGGATAGTGCAGAGCGTGGCGGTACTAGAATGCGTAGACTGTTACAGGAATTGCGTGAACCAAGAAAAATTAAAGGTGTCGCCAACGCCCTTAATATGACCTCACAAAGCTTTGAAAACCTCCTGCGCCGCTCGCCCATTGATGCAATTATGAAAATGTCTAGGGAGATGAAAAACTCACAGGAGGTTGCAGACGACCTATCTAGTACGTTGGCCTCGACCTCAAGAGTGACTCTGGACTTGTTATCAGGCAACTTGGGCAAGGTCAACGAGGCGCTTGAGATGGCGAAAGAACAGCTAGAAGACCCAACTTCACTTGCCAGGGAGTTTGGAATTGCAGTTGCTACTCTCTATAGTCAACTCAAGTTACTATCGAACGTGGTTAAAAACTTATTTGTGAGGCTTATGGGCGATCAAACGCTAGGTGTAATAACTGATCTTGTAGAGACTACCAAAAACTGGCTTCACGCTCTCTATAATGTTGTAGAGGCGAATAAGGATGTCAGAGAAGCCATTACAGGTTTATTAGAGGCTGGATTACATATATTTGGTGTCATAACCGCCTTTGGACTTCTTTTTAAAGCTATTTCACTTGTATTGTCTCCTGTCACTCTTCTCACAATGGGGTTCATCGCACTTGGTGCAGCGTGGCGCTGGGATGCTTGGGGGTTGAAAAGCTTCTTTGAATCTAATGCTGTCAAGTTTACCAAGAATTTAGCCGACAACTTTGAGGCTCTTGGTAAGGCTATTTCAGAACTACCCGACATACCCAAAAGCTTAGGAACTCTTATTAAAAAAGGCATAGACGAACCAATTGAAACGGGGGTCACACTTGCCCTAACTATACAGGGTATATCAATGCTATTTGGTGGAAGTTTTCTCTATAGGTTGATAGTACGTGGCGCTGGGACACTTTCTTCTTTAGGTCTTGGTGCAGTTTCTGGAACATTGGGTTGGGTTGTGGGGCCACTGATGATAGGATTAACAATAGAGGCTGGAATAGAAAAGTTTACCCCTGTTGATGACCTAAGTAAGCTTATACATAAAAAGCTAGACACTTGGTTTAAGGGGGTAGGTCAAGCTATGAAGGATTTCGCAAAAGACAAGTGGTGGCTTAGTTGGAGTGTTACTGATAAAGTTTTTGTCTATGAGGTGGGAATCACCGTTAAGGGAATCGCAAAAGATATATGGAACTTCCTTTCTGGAGGTGGTGACTCAAACGTTGGAGAGGGGCTAAATGAGTTTACTAGGGGAACGGAAACAACCCTAGACAAAAATAGAAAAGCTTTAGAGAACCTTGTGTCCAAGTACGCCAATGCCCCCCAGCTAATAGACCAAGAAGCCGTCAATGAAATAAATACTGTTGTGCAAGCCTTAGAAAAGTCCTCAGACAAATTAACAGAAAGTACGAAGGAATTAATGCGTGTGGCCAAAGAAACGATAATAGGGAAGAGTGGAATTGAACCAGAGAAAAAACAGAAAGGTGGCCCAATCGGAATGGTCCCTGGGTCTGGCAACGGCGACATAATCCCCGCCATGTTGGAACCTGGAGAGTTCGTCTGGCCAAAAGAAATGGTCAAAAGATTTCCAGGAATAATCAAAGGTATGTGGCAAGGGTTTAAGAAAGGTGGTCCAGTTTCTAGTGGTAAGCACTATTACGGGCCTGGTCCTGAAGGTAATAAGGGCGGAACAAAATGGATTGAAAGTGCAATAGAAAAGCTAGAAGAGCGGCAAGAAAATGTTCCAGAGGACATAGAGAATGTAGAGAAATTTACACGAGACTTGGGATATGCCATTACCACCCTCAAGGCTCTAAGAAAAATCCAACAAGAATACCAAGCTTTAATGGAGAAAAAGAGTGAGGAACAAAAATCCCTCACAGACAAGGTAAATGGCTTAACAAAGGCAACTGACATAGCTAGTTTATCCCTAGAAGAGTTGGGCGACAAGATACAAGGCATGGATATCTCGCAAATAGAACGTCTGCCTAAAGCCCTTGAATCAATCCTGTATGATTTTACAGAAAGGGAAATGCCTCGTGGCGTTGCGATTCCCGAGGGGATGCGTACTGGAGGGACAGTAACTACGAAAGGAAAGCGTACTGATTGGGATATAGAAGCCTTATCAACATTAAAAGCTTTTGATACTAAGCTCGTTGATCTAGCTGACAAACTTGTGTCATTGGAAGAAGTTGCGGGCAAATATGGTAGGGGCCAAGAGGTAGTAAGTAATATAACAGACAAAGTTAGGTCTAAATTTGTTGAGCTTACTGGTAGTTCTGATGCTTTTGATCAAGCACTAAAGAATGCAAGAGATGGGGGCAAAAAAACACAATCAGCGCTTCAGAAACTTGGGGAATCTCTTAATGGGGTTGCAAGAGAATTATTTGGCGGTTTTGGCCCACTAGCAGGAGAGTTTATGGACAGACTCTCTCAGGGCAAAGATTTATTCGCCAACCTAGCAGGGTATATTGACCCCTTTGTACAAGTCCTAATGTCAGCCATTAAAACTACTGACGAGTGGGAAAGGGTACAGTCGATAGTAAAGAATGCACTAGAGTCGCTAGGTGGAATACTAGAACCATTTTTACAGGTGTTTGGTGATGTTCTTGAACTAGCAGGTAACGCAGTAGGGGTAATAGCAGATGTCGTCACACCAGTTATACAAGCATTTGCAGATGCTATTAGGTGGGTAGTAAATACAGCAATTTCAATTGTGAATACAATTCCTTTTGTAAGTATAGAAAAGGTTGGTAAAGAAGCAGAGGACAGCGAGGAGCAACTAAGAAAGTTTAAGAATGTTCTCAGTAGTGTCAATAGTGGTCTGGAAAGTTTGGTCAACGAAATTGGAGGCTTTCTGAGTGACTTATTAGGTCCATTTGGCAGGGTAGTTGATGCACTTATAGGTGGACTATTTGAAGTTTCATCCGCAATAATAACTAACCTAGACGACCCATTAAAGGCTGTAACGGGAATATTCGATGCTCTAATGGGCGTTGCATCTGGCTTACTCAACTCTTTCTTCAACCTTATCCAACAGAGCGAGGCGTACCAAGCCCTACAAGATTCGTTAGAACCCATCTGGCAGACACTAGCCAACCAAATTAGCGACTTTCTCTGGGTGGTTGTTGCTGTCGTAGAAGAGCTGAAAGACTTCTGGGGAATAACAGATAACGTAGGCGAGGAAATGGAAGAAATATCAGACTTGAATGTACCCAGCGGGTTTAAGCGTGCTAGAAAAGTTTGGGAATCTGCAACACCTGGAGAAAAAGTAACTGGAGGAGGTGGGACGGGAACAGATATACCAGATTGGGCTAAAAGCATAGGTGAGGAAATTGCGAAAATAATCAACAACTGGCTTGAAGAAGACCTAGCTGGGGCAATAAAGGACATATTCGATATACCAGAAGGCACTTCTATTTGGGAATGGTTCCAAGGTGAGGTTGAGAGTTTTCTTGGTCTTGAGGGAGATACAACTCTAGCTAAAAAGATAGAGAAGTGGTTACCCTCAGAAGAAGATATGGTTGGTTGGGCTGATGATATAGAGAGTTGGTGGAATGAAAATGAGGATACTTTTAATAACCTTGTAGGCTTTATAGATGACGTTGACTGGGACACCTTTGCCAGTAGGCTTAATGATTTTATAGCTGACGGGCTTAAACAACTGACAAATCTAGACATTCCTGATAGGCTTCTAGATGGTGGGGACGGTCCTGAAAGCGACGAGGATGACCTTGATATACAGGGTTGGAAGGAAGAGTTAGCAGCTGAACAATATGCTGGTAAGATAGGTGATTTTACTGGTAAGCAATGGGAAAATAAAGCGTTGCAAATGGCACAAAAGAAGCTAGAGGCTGGAAAAATCTCATTGGATAAAATTATAGAAGCATTAACTAAAGTGAGTAAAATGTCAAATGCTTACCTGCAAACTTCATCATTAGCAGGATATTACAAAGGGTGGAAAAAGCTACAGGCAGGAGGAATAGTTACACAGCCTGTTCGGGGCATAGTTGGCGAAGCTGGCCCAGAAGCAGTAATACCCCTAGATCAGTTTGGGAGCCTTGGCGGTTCTACTATAGAGATAAATATAAATACCTCTGGCGATGGAATTGTAGATGACATAATAGACGAAGTTCAAGTTAAAAACAAGAGATTAACAGGTTCTAAGTCAACCTCAGCAGCAATCAACAGGAGACAATATTCGTGAGAAGTATAAATAATGCAGAAGAACAAATAGAGGTCTGGCCAAGGGTAAAAATCTTCTACGATGATGATACCTCGGTCAATCTGACCAGCCTAGACCCTCCCAGACTATCTTCAATGTCATGGGGAACTAATATCGACGAAGATGACTGGCACTGTAGTATGCAGTTTAGGAATAATGAGAAATTTGTAGAAGACAACAAAAGCCTAGATCCACTCGATGAGTTATCTGAACTCAATAAAAATAGTAGTGGAAACTATGACCCACTACTTAGTAACAATCATAAAGTAGAGGTAGAAATTAGCAAGGATAAGGGCACTAACTACAGCATGGTCTTTGAAGGTTTGGCTGGCGAGGGGGTAGACACATCTCATCTTGTTAGTGACGGAGACTCTGTAGATTTTCAACCCTATGGACTTTCTCAGCCGCTAAAAGAGGACCAAAGAATTACACTCAGAACTTACGAAGACAGGGACTTAGCCACCAATTTATTACGCTCTGTCTTGTTAGATTCTGGGTTTGACACTGGAAGGTTATCTCATATAGTAGTTGTAGATGATCCTAATAAGCAGGATCACAAATATAAAGCAAATAGAGAGAAGGTTTGGAAGTTGCTTCAGAACACAATACAGAAGACTGGTTACAAGCTTGCCTTTCGCTATCACGACTCTGGAACCCCCTATAATGACGGTAGTGGTGAATCAACGCCCGCAGATGGATTTTACTTGACTTTATATGACCCTAAAAGAGATAAAACTACACCAGACTATACTTACGGCCATAGCTTTACCGCTAGAAAGATAGACTACTCTCTAGATGACGTTCGTACTTGGGTGAAGGTTTGCTACCAAGATAGGTATTCAGGTCAACAGAAATGTATAACACCACTGACAGACGAAGAGGCACGAGCTAGTTATGGTATTCCTATAATAGATAGTGACAAAGATAAAAAACACAGGAAAATGGTACTTACTGAGAAAGATGACTCGCTTGTGGACACAGAGGAAGAGGCCATTGATCTAGCAAATTTCTATTTGCACGACACAAGTTCCCCCACACCAGATAGTTCAGTCCAAATAGACCAGATGTTGTGGCCCAACCCCCAGCCACACGATTTAATTAAATTTGAAGGAAATGATTACACAATAAACCTAGGAGTCACTTCTGTGGAACATAGTTGGTCCATAGATAATATGAGTGGGAGCACAACTATCAAGGGTAGCGTGGATAAGGTCATAGGCACTCATACATACTGGACCAGCAAAGAGCTTACTGAAGAGGAGAAAAATGAACAGAGGAACAAGTACACAAAGGGGGCCATCGAAAGGTTGCCCGACGCCACCCTTTTGGACCTGACCTCACACCCCTCTCAGTCCGAGGATGGTACCACGGTTAGCGCCATATCAGTTACATGGAAAAGGATTGATGCTTGGTGGTACGGGCATACAAAAGTCTGGATAAAAGATATTACTGACAAAGAAGGTTGGGATTTGAGAAAAGAGGTTAGAGATGGAAACCACACTGTAGTTAAGCCTGTGGAACCAGGTCATGACTACAAAGTTAAAATTAAACACTTCCCAGATGCAAATATTACGCCACAAGGTGATAGATAATGGCTATAACAAAAGATGACGGTACGAAAATACTAGATGTTGCCTCTATCGGTGGGAACAGCTCTAGTGCCCTTTCTGACTGTAGTGCAGTTGAGCTTTCAATTGATACCACTTTAGCACTTACGGCTGTAGTGAACTTCGACTCTAGTGCTACCGAAGATGTGAGAGTTCATGTTAGATCAAGCTATGACGGGAGTAACTACGATACGGTAGATATAGGGGCAAGCCAGCAGGGCTATTGGGACGTTCCCGTAAATGCTGGATCTGAGGTACAGAGTACCACTAACGAGTGGACAGACCCTAAATATCTAAAGGTGATTGTGGAGAACCTAGACAGCAATGCTACTGGTCAGGTGCAGGTCTACGCAACAACTCAAGAGGTATCTGCAACAGCATAATGGGCAATATAAGACATAATTTACTCAACCATCTTAACGAACTTGGGTGGATGCCCGAACCCTACTCTAGTGAGGAGGATACTGGCGAAGTAACTGCTGTCGGGGACACCATACCACCGAAACCACCGCAGAACGTGACTGCCAACGGTTCACAGGAAGAAATAGAAATAGGTTGGGATGAGCCAGTTAGTGACAGCGACGACAAGGAATTAAACGACCTCAGTCACTATAAAGTTTATTGGAGCTCTAGTTCGGGATTTGACATAGGTGGTGCTGAAGGTTCAAAGAAGGTTGATTCAACACTTTTCAACCAGTACGTATCTTCGGGAACGACCAGATACTATAAGGTAACTGCAATAGACGAAACCAAGAATGAGTCAGAACCGAGTGCCGAAGCTAGCGCAACATCTAAAACTGGTCCCGAGGATATATCCGTTTACGGTTGGTCTTCTGATCTATCATTTAGTGCAACTGATTCCGATACCGTCGAGTGGACTAACGGAACGCTCAAGACGGGAGATGGTCAGACTTTCAGCATCAACTCTGGTAATACTGGCAATATGTCTAGCACGACTTATATTTACTTTGATGCCGATATATCTGAAACTGAATTACAGACTACAAATACTGCCGAAGATGCGGTTGGTGGAAATCAAATACTGATAGCCACAGCCTCCAATACCGCTGGACAAGAAGCTAAATTTCAAGTATTTAACGGTTCTGGCGGTTTATTGCTCACGGCTGATGAGATAGCTGCTAGGGTCATTACAGGAAACAAGTTAGTAACTAATCTATCCTTCACCTCGGAGGCCGTAATTGCAAGCGGTGGTTATATAGAGTCTGAGAACTATGACTCAAGCACGGAAGACGGTTTCAAAATCAACGCTAGTGGAGACGCTACATTTTACAACATAACAGCTAAAGGATCTATAACTATAACTGGCGGTTCTGGGATTGGCAATCTGACTGATGCTGGCTCTCTTGCTGAACAGGGCGATGCCGATTTTTCTAGTGATGTTACTGGGGCTGAAAAACCAGAAAACAACGCCACAGTCGGTGCTAATTGGGATAACAACCTCTCCAACATTCCTGACAGACATACCGACTCAGCTACGATAGGGCTTAATTTGACCGCTTCCTATCTTGGTTATTATGACGGCTCCTGGCAAGCCTACATCTCTGGTTCAGACGGTAGTGGTCAACTTGCAGGTGGAGATATAACCTGGGATGGGACGGGTAATGTCAACATAGATGGCGACTTAACGGCAGGGACTATCACAGCTTCGGCAGTTACCCTAACAGATGACCTCGGAACCTTGAATGATGATATGGGGACACTTACGGCGGGAAAGATATACCTTGATGGTGGCGACATTCAACTAGGGTCTGGGGTTCTTCCTGACGGTTCAGATGGGTTATATATTCAGCAGGGTGGGGGGATCGAAATCACAGATGTAGATGGTTCCACCATCTTTAATTCTAATGGTAGCTTCCAAGGGACTAGGGTTATAGACCAAGGAATTTGTGGTGCTCAAGAATTTTGCGAGGGTACTAATTGCCTAAGCGATACTGCCTATGATACAACTTATTCAAATTGGAAAACACTGGATATACCAAGTAATAAAAGATGGACAGTTGTAGTAAATATGATCACTGGCAGTGGTAGAAGACATGACATTGGATTTTATTATGATAACGCAGACAGTGAAGGAATTGCCGAAAAATCAGCAGGATTTATCTTTCGGCTTGCAGGCTATTGGACAGACGGAACAAATGACTGGGGTATCTTAACTGATGCTCAGAACGGCACAACGGTAGACTTGAAGATTAAGCACCATAAATGTTTCTTTGCAGATGCCTCCTCGAACAATCAATGGTCAGGAGCCAAAGTATTTTGGCAAGTTTTAGAGATACCAGTATAGGTGATAAGATGGGCAATATCATATCTTGGATTGCTAGTCATTGGTTTTGGGTTTCAATTGTAATTGTCATACTTTTAGAAGCAAAAGGTATTAAATGACTCAGAAAAATTTAAAGCGAAAATCTTTTTTTGTTAATTTATTTTGCAGTCAATTAAGGTGATATAATGAATTTAAACGAAATAATAATGTTCCAAGACGACCCAATTCAGGGCGCAACAGCAAAAGATGTCCTTTACCAATACCTGAGCCAATATGGTGGTTTTCGAGAAAACAAAGAGGCTATTATAGGAATATTAGGCGACCTCAAGAGAGACAAGGAGCTTGACGAAAAAGATATGCAGATATTACAGCAGGCATGGAAGCAAGTTTGTAACGACGACAACTTCAATGTTCCCCTGATGTACGATAAGGGAATTAGCGACTTGTTAGAAGAAAGGCTTGGTGATAATGATGCTGACGGATAAGATACCAAATTGGTTGAGCAAATATCTTAAAAAGGCTGAAAATAAATTACAATTTAAAGAAGACCTCGACATGGGCGACAACAACATCGACGACATCAAATCCATCGACGGAGGCGGGGATGCGATTAGTGTTGAGGATGATACTGATTATAATGGGAACTCAATTACAAATCAGTATAGTGGCGGTCTCATAGTTCGACAGAGTGGCACTGAATACGTCTATGATCTAGCAGATTACTCCGATATTGGGGCGGCTATAAATCAAGCTCGTACCGATCATGGACTCGATGGGGCCGCATATCGAGTAATTCCTGGAAATTATGATCTTACGACTGCAATTGATTAT